GACCAGTAGGTGCAGTTAATAGAAGCACAGAACAAATGAAGTTATCTATTGCTCGTGCAACAAATAGAGTATTGGATGATTTGCCAACAATAATGGATAAGTTGATGAAAGAAGACCCGAAGGCTGCAGTTGATTTGAGTATTAAGTTATTAGAATTTAATTTACCTAAACTGAGCAGAACAGAAATGAGAGCAGAGATAGAACAAAAGATACATCAGATTGCAGTAAACATAACACAAAGTAAAGATGCCGGAAGCAATTGATATACAAACAACAATAACATACGGACATATAGAGAATGCAAATAGTAGAGTCACTCAACATATAGGTGGAACTAGAAGTGGTAAAACATATGCAATCCTACAATGGTTATTAGTTCAGATGATTTCTAAGGATGGATTAAATGTGACAGTTGTAAGAAAAACTATTCCATCATTAAAGAGAACTGTAATCAAAGATTTTACTGATATACTTAAGAGATTGGATATTTGGAATGAAGATGATTATAATTCAACTGATAGAATATGGAAATACTTTGATTCAACAATACAATTTATTTCAACAGATGATGCAGAGAAGTTAAGAGGTATTAAATCCGACATTCTTTTTATAGATGAAGCAAGTGAGATTGATGAAGAAAGTTATTTTCAGTTGAGTATAAGAACAACAGGTAGAATAATACTTGCATACAATCCTACTATATCCCCATTTCATTGGTTAAGACAGATGGGAGATTGTGAAAGGTTTGTGACAACATATAAAGATAATACATTCTTGCCAAAGGAAATGATTAAGGCAATTGAAGACTTAGAGTTTAAGAATCCTAAGTATTGGAAAATCTATGGTAAAGGTGAGTTTGCACCAAATGAAAAGGCAATCTATAAGTTTAATATTGTTGATGACTTTGAGGCAGAGTTTGTTGCGTTTGGTTTAGACTGGGGTTATAGTAATGACCCAACTGCAGTAGTTGCAGTATATAAGAATGGAAATGACTTATATGTTGAAGAAGTCCTATATGAAAAAGGATTAGTGATGAAAGACATTGCTGACAAATTAAGTAAAAAAGAAATTGATAAGTCTTATGAGATATGGTGTGATAGTTCAGAACCCAGAAGCGTAGAAGAGTTATACAGAATGGGATTTAATGCAAAGTCAGTAACTAAAGGACCTGACTCTATTAGATTTGGTATATCAACATTACAAAACTATAACATACATATATTAAAGACATCACAGAATTTAATAAACGAAATGTATGCATATCAATATTCAACTGACAAACATGGTTATGTGACAGATATACCAGAAGGGGGATTAGACCATCTTTTAGACGCACTTAGATATGTTGGGATGATGAAACTAACTCAAAAGGCAACAACTAAAGGTAGATATGCAATCACAGTAGGACAACACAGATACTAATATGCAAACGTGGAATGAAGAAGAAATAAGAGAATTGATATTATATGCAAAGTCATTGCAACAGGAAGTAGATGAGAAGAATGCACAATTGATAATGATGAATGCTAAATTAGAAAACGAAGAAGCAAAAAATAGAAAATTAAGTAACATTATAAAATTGATATATGGTAAAGGAAGTAACACTAACTATCCCGACTGATTGGAGTAGTGTAAGTTTAAAGAAGTATTTAATCTTACAAAATGATTTAAAAAATTATGCAGATGATGCAGAAGCACAGACTGCTTTGATGTTATCTCACCTATGTGGTTTAGATGCAGAATATTTGCATACTATATCAATGGAAGATTACAATATGATAAAAGAATCATTGGAAGGGTTTGTAAATAATGTGGAATATCCTCTACAAAAAATAATTACCATAAATGATAAAGAATATGGATTTGAACCTAATTTATCTCAAATCTCTTATGGTGCATATGTGGACATTTCTAAGTATGGTAATTTAAACATAGATGAGAATTGGGCTAAGGTAATGTCAATTCTTTATAGACCTATTGTAGAAAAGAAAGGTGATATGTATTCTATTCAGGCATATAAAGGTGAGATAGATGATAAGTTATTTCTAAATGTTGGAATGGATGTGCAATTTGGAGCACTCTTTTTTTTTCTCAATTTGTCAACGGACTTGTTGAGCGTTACCCTGAAATCTTTGAAGGTGGAGGGTCTCCCACCCAACATCAAATCAATTTTGGAAAAAAGTGGGGAAATTACCAAACGCTTATTGAACTTGCAGACGGACAATATGGGCGTATAGATTGGGTTACAGAACAACCATTAGAGAAGTGTTTATTATATTTGGCATATAAAGCAGACGAAACTACACTAAAAAACCTACTACATAGAGAGGCACTTAAAAAACAACAGCAAGGGGGATAACGATTTATTCCTAATTCATTGTTATTATATTAAACGATACCAATGGCTGGAAAATGGAGCAATAGTAGGAATGGAAATTTAAGATACTCGGTTAATCGTGAGAATAACTCGGGTATTTACATAGGGCCAACTAAAGGTCTATCATCACCTAAAAATAGTAGACAAGGATGTCTTTGTTTAGATTCCAATACTTATGATGTTAAGTGTTGCAATGGATTTTTAATGAATCAAGGAATTGGACAAACTCAGTCACCTAATAGAACTAAGGGTGGAGGATTTAGTGATGGATACAGTGATGGTTACGATATAATTTTAGACTAACAAATATAATATAACATGGCTGAATTATCAAAACAGGCATTGAAGGTAGATAACAATCAATCCTTCCCTAACAATAACAACGGAGCAATTACTCCATCTATACTAAGAGCGTTTAATACAAACATGATTGACTCAACAGTTAATCAGGATGTATATAATACTGATAGTTCAAGTTGGACTAATTCAATAAATTCTATTTCTGCACAAACTGCATCATATGCAATAAGTGCATCTGTTGCAGCAGTAGATGCAGCACAACAATCACAAATAAATCAATTGATTGCATTTACAGGTAGTGTAAGTTCAGTTGCAACAGGTAGTTTATTAGTGACTGCTTCTGCATTATCAAATGTAATTACTTTTACTAAAGGTGATAATTCTACATTTGATGTAACGGTTGCAGATACTACAAACTTAACTCCATTAAACGATTTTACTGCATCTCAATTAAGTAAAGATGCTACTTTAGCAACTTATACTGGTAGTGTAAATAATTCATTAAGTAATTTAAATACATTTACTCAATCTGCTAATACTCAATTAACTAACTTAGCATCATCTCAATCAATTGACAATACTAAGTGGAATACATTGGGAACTCAATCAGGTTCATGGGTAACTGAAAGTGAGAGTGGTTCGTTCTTAATTACTGCAAGTGTAAATCTTAATACAATTACATTTACTAAGGGTAATAACACAACATTTGCTATAACAGTTAATACTGGTAGTGGTGGAGGTGGAACTGCTGATTTGACTTCTTTGAATGCATTTACAGCATCTCAGTTGACAATCAATACTGGATATAATACATACACATCGTCTACAAATAGTAGATTAACTAATATTGAATCAACAACTGCAAGTATCAATTCATCTATAACTCAATTGAATGCATCATCTGCATCTCAACAAGTTAGTATAAACAATTTGAATACGACTACTGCAAGTTTATTAGTTGAAACACAAAACTTAGAATTATTTACCGCAAGTGCAAATACACAATTGACTAACTTAGCATCTTCACAATCAATTGATAATGCTAAATGGAATACATTAGGTAGTCAATCAGGTAGTTGGATTACAGAGAGTGAAACAGGTAGTTTTGTAACAACTTCATCATTTAACTCATATACTTCTTCTACTAATAGTAGATTAACAAATATAGAATCAACAACTGCAAGTTTATTAGTTGAAACACAAAACTTAGAATTATTTACTTCATCTCAACAAACATACAATACTAACAATGATACTAAATGGTCTACATTAGGTGGACAATCTGGTAGTTGGGTGACTGAAAGTGAAACAGGTAGTTTTGCAAGATATGATGTAAGTAATCCGTGGAGTGCAAATCAAACATTCACAAACATTACTGCAGTTAGTGCATCGTTTACATATGTTCAAACAACTTATGAAACTTCTAGCGTAATTTATTCTAGTGGTTCAAATCAATTCGGTGACTCTATTACTGATACACAATCATTAAACGGACAAACAATAGTTTCAGGTAGTTTAGGTGTTACTGGGTCATTCCGTAATAATACTTTACTTTATCCTACTACTGATGGAACGGTTGAACAATTCCTTTCTACTGATGGTGCTGGAAATCTTTCTTTTGAAAATGTAAGAACAATTTATCAGAACATCCGTAATAGAGAAGCTACTACAATTTTAAAAGGAACTCCTTTATTTGCATCAGGCTCAACAGGTGATAATGTAGATGTTTATATTGCAGATGCAGGTAATCCTTTAAGAATGCCAGCAACACTTATAGCAGGTGATGCATCATTAGCATCTGGAGCAACAGGTAGAGCAATTATCTTTGGACACATAGAGGGAGTAGATACAAACGCATATCCTGCAGGAACTGCGGTTTATGTAGCGGTTGGTGGTGGATGGACTGCAACTCGTCCAACTGGTAGTTCAACTCCAATACAACCATTAGGAGTTGTGACAAGACAGGCTAATAATGGTATGGGTATTGTAATGACAGAAACTCCATTTGACTTACCAAATATTCAAACAGGATATGCTTGGGTAGGTAACGGAAACAATCAACCAGTAGCAGTTGCAACATCTTCATTTATAGAAAACTTAAGTGGATACACAACAACTGCATCATTCAATGCATATACACAATCTAATGATACTAAATGGAGTAATTTAGCAAGTCAATCTGGTTCTTGGATAACTGAATCTGAAACTGGTAGTTTTGCTGTGAATATTGGAGCAACAACAACTCCTTTGCAATTCCAAGTTAATTTAGGTAATGGTGGTGAAAATATTGTAACATTAGTTCAAACTCCTGGTATAGTATTTACAGGGTCATTTAACGCATATACACAATCTAACGACCAAAAAGTAAATTCATTGATTTCAGCAACTGGAAGTTATGCAACTACCGGTTCAAATACATTTACTGGTCAACAAAATATACAAAACTTCTTATACATTGAAGAACAAGGTAATCCTTTAATTTATACTCAATTCTCGCAAGATTTATTAACTAACAAATTAGTAGTTAATCAAGCAGGTGCAAGTGGTATTCAATTGAATGCTATAAATGTTGAGATGGGTCAATTGACTGCATCTTTACAAGAAGGATATGTATGGGTTGGTGACTCAACTGGTAGAACTGTAACAGTTGCAACATCATCATTTGGAACAACTACTAATACAGGTAGTTTTGCAACAACAGGTAGTAATACATTTATAGGTAATCAATATATTAGTGGTGGTGTAGAAATAAATGACCAATACGCATATCTAAAATTAACATCTGAATTTTTAGGAGCTAAGAATGGTTCAACTACATTTGACCAAAATCCAAACTCACAAACATTAAGAATTTCACAAGCAGATGGTGCAATTGGTATTGAAATTCAAACTCCTGTGAACATATCAGGTAGTTTAACTGCATCTTTACAAGAAGGATATGTTTGGGTTGGAGATAATACAGGTAAAACAAAATTAGTTGCAACATCTTCATTCATTGATACAATAAACACAGGTAGTTTTGCAACAACAGGTAGTAACACATTCACAGGCAATCAAACAGTAAGTGCAAGTGTATTTGTATCTGGAACGGTTAAATCATGGGGTAATGGATTTGATTTTGAATTTGGAACATACACAACCGATTTCTTAGGAGGTGGATTTAACTTAAATCCTGATAAATCTATTTCCTCTTTACAAATGGGTGGTAATCAAGAAACAAATATTGAAATATTTGCAAATGGTGGAAACTATGATACATTCAAAGTATTAGTTAACTCAGGAAGTGAAGGAACTAAATTCCAAGACTTCCCAGCAGGTGTTGAATATAAGACATGGATGGGAGTAGGAACATCTCCAAATACTTCCAATCTAGGTGATATCACTTTATATAGAGACACAATCATTTCAGGTAGTTTAACTGCAAGTGGGTCTATAACTTTAGCACCTAATTATTTCGTAAGTGCAAGTGTAATGAAAGTTACATCAGGATTAGAAATGTTAGATGCTACTTACTTTAGATTTTTATCTGGTAGTTCTTACTACAATATGCAATTAAATCCAGGTAGTGGTGATTGGGCATTTAGTAGAAGTGGGGTATCAAATACTAAAGTATTATCATTAGCTGGTAGTGTTGCAGCAACTTCATCATTTGAAAACAATAGTGTAAGATTTTTAGATACAGTTCCAAATGTAGTATTTGACACACCTGTTAGAATTTTGAAAGGAATAAATAGTTCTGTTGAAATCACAGGTAGCACAAATATAAGAGGAGAATTTTATCAATCTGGAAGTAATTCACTTCCTGGTGGGCCAAATGGAGCAACCGTTGGAACACATATACAAAATAGAGTATTGATAAGTGACGCACCTGGTGCACTAACTCCAAGATTATTTATCTCTGGTAGTGATGGTGCTTATTCTGAATATGGTAGAGGTTTCCAAACATTGGATACAAGTAAAGTTTCTGGTTTAGGTGCATTCATATATACGGCTAGTCCTACTAATGCTAGAACTTATAATACAGTTGCATCAATTACTCCGGATTATAGTGTTGATGTTGAAATGACAATGTTTGCATCAACTGGAAGTGTAGGTTTAGCTGACTGGGATAATGGAACTACATTTAACTATGTTCCGTTTATGGAAGTAGCACCTAATAACGGAGATAATCCTGCACCTCAATTTAAGAGAAGTATTTCAGTAACAGGTAGTGTATCTATAACAAATGTAATGAATTTAAAAGCACAAGACCCATTACCAACAGGAACTATCGGTGATTTAGCAGTGAGTGGTTCACACATTTACTTCTATAACGGAGCATGGACACAATTAGATTAAAAATAACTATAAATTAAAAAATCATTGTTATTACAATATAAACAAAAAGATATGAACGCAAAAAAAGTATTAAATAAGATTGTTGAGTTTTTATCAGCAGAAGAAGTTGAATTAACTTATGCAAAATTAGCAGACGGAACAATCGTAGAATCAAAGACATTTGATGTAGGTGAAGAATTATTCGTAGTTTCTGAAGATGGAACTAAATCTCCAGCACCTAATGGTATGCATGACTTAATGTTAAGAGATGAGTCAGGTAATGAAAACTTAATCAAAGTAAGAACTGAAGACGGTAAAATCGTTGAAAGAGAAAATGTAGAAGTTGACATGGCTGATGAAAAAGTAAAAGAAATTCCACAAGCTGGAACTTATGTAAAAGAAGACGAAGTTGCAGAAGTGCCTGGTCAAATTGAGAAAGGAACTTTAAAAGCAGCAGAAGTAACTGAAGAAGTAGATACTTTACCAGAAGATGCTGAAG